TGGCTACCCGACAAGATGATCTCGCCAAGCGATTAGCATCTCCACTACTTCTGCATTGCGATCCAGGTTGGCTCCCATACCCATGTGCTCCGTGCTTAGCCAATGCAGGTATTCGGCGACATCTTTCCCGTCGGCTGTTGCTAAGAGCAAGCGAAAGACCTGGGGTACATAGCTTTCGTACTCATCCCTGGCTTGAGGAACACCGGCAACTCCTATCGGATCCCACAAGTAATGAAGGACTTCGTCGATCCTGCGCAAAAACTCTTTGTCTTTCGGCGACGCGTTCACTGGGCAGATCCAAGTTTGTTTTTGAAAGCGTCCGCTCTGGGTCGAAAGCGGACCTTTCCAGAATATCGCTGAAAGCGAGCCGCCTCAGCCCTTGTCAGGGTCAGCGGGGGCGGTCAGATCCTACCGGAATTGATGTTCAAGCAGACCGTAATCCGCGCTATTGAAAGGAAGACCAGGTAAAGGGGAAAACTTCCGGGGCATCGACGCTAATCGCGACAGCATTGAATTTGATGTTTGCATTCTTCAGCAAAAATACATCATCTTTTTTTTCCTCAACCTCAACACCAGTAGCTTTAACGGGCGGCCACGTTGCAGCACTGATTGATGCAAATGAAAAATGCAGATAGCTGCCAGGGAAGCCGAAATATTCTGTTTTCCAGTAGGTCATAAATTTCGAAGAAAAATCACGAGAAACGACAACCGGAATATCGCGACAAACCTTCTCGTAGTTCTCTCGCCCAAGCTTGAACGTCAAAGGGTGAATCGTGAAGCGATGTGGCCACCGCAAAGTAAGCGCAACAAGCGTTACGGAATCAATGTAATCATCTTTGCTGTAGCGAATTTGGAGAAGCGCGTCGGAGAACCTATAGGAATCTTCACTCGCCCCCCGCCATACATGATGCGGTTCCCCAAGCTCTTCCAGCACCCGCCCTCGATATGCATATGGCCGCACTACTTCCAGCAAGTTCGGCGGAGCAAGCCGAAAACCTATTTTCGGTGGGTGCGCCCACTTCCAAGTGTACTGGATGATTGAACGAAGGGAATTCCAAACACCCTTTAACAATCCCGCCTCAACCATATCTACTCCTCTTGCTTGTCTTCCGATTTGATTCTTGCGGTAAGGTCCGTTCTGGGTCGGAAGCGGACTTTTTCAGAATATAGCCGTAAGCGCCCTTTTGCACCCTGGTTACCACCAGCAGGTGTTCGATACCTGCCGGCATGGATGTTCAACGCGACAGGAATAATCAGCCGTGCAAAAACTGCACTACGCGGTCACGCACCCTGGCGCGATCGGTCGAGGTGAATCCAAGCAAAGGACGAGCGGGATACGTCGCCATCGGTCCGTCGGGCGCTACGCGATCCATGCCGCCCTCCTGGTGCACGCGCGCCAGGCGCGCGACACGACCCAAGAAGCCCACCTCGGCGCCTTCCTGCGTGACGTTGGTTTTCAGCCATCGTGCGGTACGCAGCTTGGCAAACATCGCGTCTTTGCGGCGACGGATCGCACCACGTTTCTCACGTAGGGTCTCGGCCTGGCGCTTGCGCGCCGCGTAGGGCGTGCCGTCCGGCGCAAGCTGGGCGGCAATGCGTCGCTGCTGGGAACGGCGCAGATCGAGCGCGATGCTGCGTGCGAGCTGGCCGCGCTGTGCCGGCGCGAGCTTGGCGAGCAGCGGGCCGGCCCATTGTTCCAACTGGACTAAGTCGTCCACAGCCACTCGCCCGTGAGATCCGCCGGCGGCTCGGTGGGGTGGTCGAAGATGCTGCCGTCGTCACCCGCATAGACCGATTCGGTCAGATCGATTTCGATAGCGATATCGGCCAGCTCCGCGGTCATGAGCTGGCATTCAAAGCGAATGCCACGTTCGGCCTGCGCGGGATTCTTGAGCATGTCCGGCTGCTCGACCGCCACCCACGCCGTGACCGCCCATGCCAGGGTGTCCATGTCGCCCGCAAAATCTTGCAGGATCGCGGTGAGCTGATAGCTGTACTGCCAGCCGATGCCAGGCGTGCCGGTCGCGACGAGCTTTCCCTTTTCCACAAAGATGGACAGGCGCTGCGGATCGGTGGCGAGATCGGGCAACGCGGCGAGCAGGGCCGTGCGGAAGCGCTCCGGTTTGTTCATGGCGAGGCACGCTGCAGCGCGCTGCGCTCGCGGATCCAGTCCTGCAGCGCGCTCAGTTGGGCGGCGGTTTCGTGGCAGGTGCCGTAGTTGTCGGTGATGATGCCTGCGGCTGTAGAAGGCGCAATGTCCGAGGCCGTTGCATCAGCGGGTCCGGCGGCAGGAAGCTCGGACACACCGGACGCGGCTGCGTCGTGCAGGCGCACAAAACCAACAGGCAGAGGAAAAGCACGATCCGTTGCGGGCGTGACATAGGACGGGATCTCGCGTTGGAGGACGTGGGTGGTGTCGTGGATGACGCGCACGCGATCGACGTACTGAGTGATGGTCTTCACGTCGAGCCGGGCGGTGGATGCGTCAAAGAGCGCTGCAACCGTGTCGGCCTGGGCGCTCGCCAGGCGCGATGACAGATCGGCGGTGCGATGGCGTTGCCACGCGATCACGGCCAGCGCTGCGAGTAGCAGCGCGGCCAGGATGCCTGCAAGACCTTTGAGCAGGACATGCATCGGGTTTATTCCTTTCGCTGGGTGACGGCATCGGCCAGGCGTTGGCTGGCGACGTCACAGTTCGTGGGGTCGAGTTCCGCGCCGATGAACTGCCGCCCTTCGAGCAACGCGGCGACACCGGTCGTGCCGCTACCGGCGAATGGATCGAGAATCACGCCACCCGGTGTGCACACGCGCACGATGGTGCGCATCAATTCGGTGGGCTTGCCGGTGACGTGGTGCTTGTCTTTCTGGCGGATCGATTCGACGTGATAACCGGGCAGGTAGCCCACGTCGATGCGCGGGGGCATGTCGCCCTTACTGCCCCACACCGCGTATTCGGCGCCGTTGCGGAAGCGGCCCGGTCCGCTCGGGCGTCCGGCCGGTTTCAGCCACGGCACGATGCCGCGCCAGGTCGCGCCCGCGGTCTGCATCGCATCGGTGGTGCTGGGGAGCTGTCGCCAATCGGTGAAGAGCACCACCGGCGAACCGGGTTTGGCCACGCGCAGGCATTCGGAAAGCCATAGCGTGACCCACAAGGTCCAGCTTCGTTGATCGCGGTTGTCGCCGCTGAAGGTGTGGTAGTCGCGCTGGGTGCCGGTTTGAACGTATTTCTTGGTGGGGGACAGTTGGCGTTGCGCCATGTGCAATCCTCCGGAACTGTAGGGCGGATCGGTGATGACCGCGTCGACGGACGCGTCGGGAAGGGTACGCAAGAAGGCAAGGGCTTCGCCCTGATGAAGCTGAAACGATGACAAGGTTCTACATCTCCACACGGTTGAGCACCCAGCCCAAGAGGTATTTGCGCTGGGAAGGGTTGGATTCGGTGATGTCGAGATAGCGCGCCGCCTGCACACCGTTGAGGCCGCGCAGCAGTGCGGTGATGCCTTGCGGTCCACGCCAGCGCAGAAACGCGCGCAGTGCATCGAGCGTCACGGTGCCGATGCGGCCATCGACGTGCAGATCGCCGTACCGGCTGCCGGCGTCGTTGAAGCCATTGAGCCAGCGCTGCAGGAAGGTGGCGGCCACCGCCGTTCCCATGTTGATGCCGGTGTCGATCAGCTCTGCGCCGAGGGTGGGCTCGATGGCGAACACGTCGGCGAAGCGCGGTTCGTCCACGTAACGCTTGCGGTAGATCGCACGCGCGACCGTTTCGGGCAGGTCCTTCATCGGGCCGGCGTAGCCATAGGCGCACGCCGACGCGAGCGTGATGCCCCAGCGCGTTTCCTTGCCGGCATCGGTGGGATCGTTGGTGTAGGTGTCCCAGCCCTCGGCCTTCATCACGTCAGTGATGACCTGGTCGATGCGTTGCTCAGGGAAAGTGATCACTCGATGTCCCTCCGCCAGATCTCTACGAACCAGCTGCGGGGCCTGCGCAGTACGTGCGCAAGGTTGCCGCGATGGATCAGCAGCAGGAGGGCGATGGCGCCCG